TAAAATTCCTGTGGCTACACCTAGCACATTATTTTGAACTGCTCCGCCAATACCAACTTTACATATGTCAGAATTTGAATTGGGCAGAACTGGTGCATTTGCTGTTGGTGGCGTATTATTAACCACCGTGCTGGACACAGTATTAGTTTCAGCCCATGAATTTTGTATTGAAAAAAATAAAAAACATATAGAGACAAAGGCACAAAATAAATAAAAATAACCTTTAAACATTTAACACCTCCACCTTTTTCTTGCTTGTCTTAATCTTGAGTTTGGATCTTTTGCTGCCTTTGGAAACTTTTTCATTTGTCCTGCACTTCTAGCACAAAACGACTTTCTTCTTTTAGCTGCTTTACTACCAGGTTTTACTTTACCTGTAACAGCAGTTTTTAATTTAGAGCCAGGGTTGTCACGTCTGTATTTAGCAACACCGGCTTTAGTCATTCCCGCCCCAGATTTAGTGGAGCGGTAATACTTTTTTGTTCTAGGGGGCTGTTTGTCAGCCATTAACTTAATGATTCATAACGTTTGTTAAATTCAATAATAATTGAAATTCTATCTCCTGATGTTGCAACAGGAAAAACGATATTTATGTCACCTGTGACGCCAGTTGATTTAGGATTAGTAATTCCACCGAAGGAACTAAAATCATAATCAGTTTGTCCAGTTGATAAAGACATTGCTTGATCATCTGTAGAAGCATCAAAGTTTAACTCAACAGAATCTGCCGGTGCTGTAAAAGAAGCATTATACCAAATCTTGTTTATATCAAGATAAGTACATGCATCTCCATTTACGTTTGCCGCTAAAGCAGAAGCATCAATTGTTGTAGTGCCTCCGTTTGAGCCATCGCTTGTACTGTGATAAGAATAAATTAATTTCTTACCTCCATCAAAAATATTTCTTTCAGTTGCTGAATAAGCCATAATTTATCTCCTTGTAGTGGGCGTGGTTATTACACTACGCCCTGATTATTAAAATTACGATAAGTTATTGTTTTGTATATACAATACTGTGGCAGTAGCAGCGCCTGTTGATCCGTCTTCTGTACCTGCAACAAAGTCTGCAAATACTTCCAGATCAGTTGTTCCAACATCAGTTGCTTCAGTATCTAGCGTGCCTCTTGTTGTTCCTAATGCTTTTACATTAGTTGCCCCAATAAATGCATCCGAGTCAGCACTTGTACCTATCGCTACAGTTGCTGTTCCAGAATCATTATTTACAGTTGTCACATTTAATATAACGTCAACAATCTGTGAGTTAGCTGGCACTATAGCGACTCTTTGATTAAGAGCGTCAGCACCAATTATATCTAATACTACTGATTGAGCCATAACCACTGATCCGACATTTGTAATGTCTGTGCCAACAGTTGTGCCTGTAGTGTCTTTAATTGTTCCAGCTTTTATAGGGCCAGAAAATGTAGTTGTTCCCATGTCAACCTCCTTTTATTTGTTGTCTAAATTAATAGTCTTGGGTTTACTTTTTTAAATTATAAATAAAAAAAAGGGCGGAGTCAAAGACAACCGCCCTTTAAAATTTGAACTAAGTTTTTTTAGGATCCCTGAGAACCATAAACACAACGTGGATCAGAATAACCGAAGCTATATCTCTCACGAGCTTTGTATCTCATATTACCTGTATCGAAGTCACCTTCCATACCAGTAGTAAGAGCAGCTCTTGTGAAGTGTTTAAATCCATTAGGAGCATCTGTCTTAATGAAGTATGCATCAGTATCTGTTAAATAGTGATTTACTACATAACCTTCTGGTAACATACCCATGTTTCTCAATGCGTTGATGTCATTGTCAGCAGTACCGACTCTAAGAGTAGTGTTTAACACTCTATCAGTTACAAATTGAATGTTTACAGGAATGATTAATTTCCTTCCATTCATTGCAATCTTTAATCCTCTCTCGTCAATAAAACCAGCAATATCAATCATTGCCTGCTCTAATGATGTCTCATTAAGGTCTGCATCAGTAGAATTTCTGTTTGAGAAAGTTCCACCTAAAGTTGTTGGGTGAGCAGTATTAATTAAAGACACACCATCACCACCTGTTGTGGAGAAAGCTGTGTTTAATACGTTAGCACCTTTAACTTGTTTTGTATAAGCCATAGATCTAGCTAAAGCTTTAGTGTAACGAGCAGATAAAGTATCATAAAGGTTATCTTCTACTGCTTCCTCAGTAAGAGCAAATGCTAACGCAACTGTCTCATGAGTATATCTTGCAGTGAAAGATTCTTTTGCAGTATCAAATTGAACTGCTGCACCTTCGGGTTTTACTGCTGCTTCACCAAAACCTACTAACATTACTTCTTCTTCAAAAGCTCTGTCACTAGTTTCTTGATTAAAGATCTCGGCTGCTTCATTCTCATAACGAGAATATTCCATACCAAAGAGGGCGTTTAGGCCAGGTTCTAGCTCTTTGGCTAATTGACTTCTATTAATTGCCATTATCTATTCCTTCCTATACGCCGGCTGTACCAGTGTGACTACCAAGTGAGTGATTATTAATTTTAATTACTAATATAGAATTATTAGCTGTTGCATCATTATCTGATGCTTCATAAAAATCAATCAATCTTACTTGATGAGTTGCAGTGGTAGCGCCTGTGCTTGAGTCAATCTCAACACCTGAAATACCTGTAGTTGTACTACCGGCTCCAAATACTAAGTTGGCATTTAAGTTTAAGTCCGCTGCTACAAGATTAGATCCGACACTATCTTGTTGTGCAATGAACAGTTGGTTTGGATCGTCACATACAAAAGCTTTTGCATCTGTTGTTGCTAAACTTGCTGGTATGTATGGGGCGAATGTTGGTTTGCTAGTTGTTGGATCAGTGTAGAACCCACCCATAAATACTCCGAGTAATGCATCACTAGCTGTCGCAACTTCTACAGTTCCGTCATTTTTATATTTAACCGGATCCCCTGTGAAGATTGCTGTAGATTGTGAGCCTCCCACGTCATATTGAGTTTGTCCACCGTTATTCGGATTCTGTCCAACTTTAGCGATCGGTCTAAGACCGAAAGGGGCATCTATATTTGCCATGTGTTATCATCCTTTACAATGTTATTTGATGATTAAAAACTAACCGTTAGTTTTTTTACCACCAAAAGTTACTCTATTTTGCCTCTCTTGTGAGATTGGCATACTAGGATGCTCTTCTTTATATAGATCGTTTTCAATTGATGCTGTCTGTTCGTCAGTTAAGCGCCTGAAGTAAGCGTCTCTATCTTCTTTTACTTCGATAGGACATCTCATCAATAACAATCCACCAACTCCGATAACACCTTTATACTTACCATCAGTTACAGAAGGTAAGTCCATCCTGTCTGGATATTCTTTAGCCATGACAAATTCATAACCTGATCTTAAACGACCCATGACATTTTTTTCATCATGTTGTCCTCTAAATTCAGTTCGAACCCATCTGTGGTGAAATCCTTCTGGTGGCTCTGGTGCCTCTAAGCTAGACGGAGGAACCCATCCTCTCGGGCGAGCACCCTTTTCACGGGTTTCAGCTTTGCGTGAGGTCTTTTTTATAGTTTCAGTTTTATTATCTTCCATTTTTTACGCCTCCTTCACGTGTTTTGCGTATTCTTCTAAGGGCACACCGAGTTTTTTCGCTATAGCTACCTGTGAGGGTGTGAGTCTTACAGTGCGGCGTCCAGTTGACGAGTTGCGAACGACTGAAGCAACTTTTTGCTTGGGTCGAGCTTCCCCACCATCAGAAAATTTGTGGGGGAATTCTTTTCGTATACGTTTATCTATCTCAATATAATATTCATCTGTTCTCGGGTCAACACCTTCTTTTACTAATTGTTGATGTATATCATACGCTGTATACGTCATTGCATTGTCATTTCCAAACCATTCATTCTTCTGTGCCCATGCTTCTGCTTTAGCATCAGGTTGATTTTCAGGTTGGGAAGCAACAGTTTCATTAACTTTTTGTTCTACATTTTCTTGAGGAGCAGCTTCCATTTCAGCTTTTTTATTAGCTGCTTTTGCCTTAGAAAGTTTTAATCTTTCTGCTTCAATAGTTAATCTTGCTATTTCTTGATTAGCGGCAACTTGTTTTTCAACATCGTTTGCTTGAATAGCTGCTTCAAGAGCTCTCTTAGCAAACTCATTTTGTGTTGCTAATGATTTTTCTCTTTCACCTAAATAAGCTTCGTTTTGATTAATACTTGAAGATCTACTTTTATCTAGTTCTTCTTTTGCTTTTTTAGCATATTCAATGGCGGCAGCTTCACGTCTTTCAGCTTCCCTCATTTTTTTAGTTAACTTATCTATTCTTTTTTTAACACCCGCACTATATTCTTCTAATTCACTTTCAGAAGTTTCTTCCTGTGCAGGAGTTTCTTTTTCTTCTTCAACTACTTTTATAGTTGCTTCAGTATCTTCTTTTACTGGTTTTACATTTGATTCTTCTTTTGATTCTTCTTTTAATTCTACATCTACTGCGTTTCCAGAGGTATCAATAGGAACCATTTTTTCTTCTTCTGATTTTATCGTTTGTGTAGTTTCCATTTATCTCTCCTAAAATATATTAGCTGGTAAAATATCTCTAGGATCATCTACCGTTGCTATTATTTCATCATCGTTAATGATACGTAGTTCTCCACCTTCAATTTTTATTCGAGATCCTGCGTATCTTGTTATTAAAACCCAATCGCCTTTTTTACACCATGGTCCGTTTGGAAATCTTGTTTTATCTGCGTAAGCATCTGGACCTATTTCCAAAACCTTACACACATTAGTTGATATCTGTGATTGTTCGATTGTGTCTTCTGTAAAGATAATTCCTGAAGAAGTTTTTTCTTCAAGCTTGAGAGGAAATAGAACTATTCTAAATCCTGTTGGCTGTGGAACTTTCTCTAATTCTTTCTTGTCCTTTATTTTTTCAGCTGATTTACTATCCCATATATTTTTTGGTAGTATGAGCTTACTTTTTTTGGCTGTTGTAATCATCTTCTAGCTCCGTTTTATTTAGCAGGTCCGTGAGTTCCTGTTGTTCTTGTTCTAAGGCATGAAGTTTACCGCATAGATAACGATATTCATCCCAATTTTTTACTCCAGACAATATAGCTTGTTTTACTTGCTCTTGTCTAGTTATTAATTGTTTTTTGTAATATGTAAAATAGTTCTCTAATTGCATTCTATGCTAGGCTAGCCATTATATCTGACATACGTTTTGCTCTGTTCGGAGTCTGCTTGGCCCAACGCGAATCGAGCATTTCGGCCGCGGCCGTTTTATAATCTGGTGGTGTCTTATCTTTTAGCGCAGACCACATGTTGCGAAACTTACTAACGCCTGTTTTTCCAAGCTGAAAAACCATTTCCACCAATATCTCTTTACAGTGATCGTGAACCGTATATTCGCCCAATAATTCTTCTGCGCCTGATATAGCGTTTTCTAAATCTTTTTCCAATATCTCCATTAAAAATTCTTCGTCATACTCTTTATCGTCTTCCCAAAAATCTTCTACGCAGAGGTGCCCGACCCCCACAGTTCTCTTTCCCAATGTGTCGAGGTAAACCTTGTTGCGGTAACCCTCATTAGAACGCACTGAAGCTAAAAGTCTTTCCATATCCATTTTTATTACCTTTCTTATCTTATTGCAGCGCCATATCCTCTTACTGCTAAACCACCAGATCTTGCTTTAAATGTTTTTACGTTTGTTGGTTTACCACCAGGATTACCTGCTTTTTGTTTTCTACTAACTGCAGATCTTTTTTGACCCTTAGTCATTCTTCTGGCTTTTGCTATTGGAACACACTTAGGATAATTTTTTCTTTTTTCTCCACCGCTACGTCCACATTTAGGATAAGAGCCGTCAGATTTTTTATTGGCTATATCTACCCAATTTTCTTTAACCCAAGCTCTAAGCCCTTTTTTTGCCATGTTGTTTCCTTATACTGTTTTTACCACTTTTAAACACAGAAGCTACTTTATTTTTACCCATTACTTTTGCTCGTTGTTCTCCTACTGTGAGTATTTGAATCTTTCTAGCAAATGGTTTGTTAACTTTTTTTACTTTAGATACTGTCTTTTTAGCGTCTGCTGGTGTTTTAAATTTTATACCGACAGTGTCTTTTGGATTTTCGTCAGTATATAATCTTCTGCCTGATCCCTTTGGTTTTTTACCTGTGCCTACTTTAGGATCTTTTGCCATTATGCATATGCAGTTTCTTTTCTTTTATTTGCCATGATAGCACCACATCCTCTAGCGACTCCACCATTGTTCATATGTGATACTTTCTTTCTGCTTTGAGATAATTTATTTCCATCACCAATCATGCCACCAGTGGCTTTTTTATTTTTCTTTCCACCAGGAGTAATTTTACCACTACACACAGCACCTGCATACATGTTTGCGTACGCGCTGGGATATACTTTGAATTTCCTCTTAGCTGCAGCTTTACCTTTTGGACATAGTTTTGCCATTATCTTACCGCTGCTCCATATCCTCTTTTAGCGAGTCCACCACTTTTTCTTTTAATAATTTTTCCGCCTTTGTTTTTTTTAACAGGTTTTGGTAAAACACCTCTGCCAATTAAAACATCTTTTTTTGTTATTTTTCCGTCTCCACTTAAATCTTTCATATGATGCCTCCTATTTCTTTTTACTAATCATCCCTTTAATACCTGGTGCAGCTCTAACTCCTAGTGAAACACTACAGGCTAAATATAATAAATGCGTATAATACTCTGGTAAAGTTTCTAAAATTTCAAACCCACGAGCTATATGTGGTTGCATAAAAGGTAAGAAACTACAAATTGCAGGTATCATCAAGGCTAGAAGAACAAATTCGTCTTTCCAGCTCCCTTTCATTTGATCTACAGCCGAAGCCTCCCACGCAACTTTGCCTGCTATCTGCTGCTCTTTGAGCGACTTCTGTGCTTTTATCTCAGTCAGCTTAAGATCCGCTTTAGCTTTTTTAGTCTCCACGAAACCTTTAACTGTGTCCCCGATAACTGAAGCAAGAGGCCCGACTAATAGATTGAACATTATATTGCTTGACTAATTAAATATACTGCTACGACAGCAACAACAACGACAATAATTTTGCCCTTTTTGTTTAACTTGTCCCACTTTGCTTTGTATTTTTGTAACATGGATTCCTCCTCTAGAATACGCCTTTGAAAGGCACTTTTTTGATCTGCATCTTACTGCGCTGACCCCTAGGTCCTGAACCCAAGTTTTCTATAACTTTTGGCCCAACAGATTGTACAGAAGCTGTTGAAACACTAGATTGTTGATTTGCATTTGGCATGTCTTGTTTTGCGACAGTCATTTTTGCGTTTGGATAAAGTGTTCCGTTTATATATTTAGCTTTCATGTTCTTCTCCTAATGTATTGTTGGTTTAATCAACTCATTAAAGTCTGCCCAACTTGTAGTCCATAATTGCGTTGCTTCCTCATCACTAAAACTGTCGTAATATAATAATTTAGCCACGCTAATCATAGCGCCTGCTAATAATATACAATCTTCCTGACTTTTGCCAGTATTTTCTACTAGCTTCATAAGCACGCCAAACAAAGTTCTCAGTTTAAGTTCTGCAGGACTTAAATCTTTTTCTTTTTCCTCGTATGTGGCAGGAATAAACTTAACTTTTCTCATTTTTTATTTTTTTGTCTTTGTTAAATTAACATTTGCTCTTAACTGAGCTATGTCTTCTTGTGATTGTATTCTATCTTGAGCTATTTTTGCGTTTTGGTCTAGTTTTGCTTGGTCTAATCCCATTTTTGTTTGATCAGCCATGGTTTTTCGCTCTAAATCACCCGCTTTTATGTTAATTTCTTGTTGTTTTAGGTCAACTAAAGGGTCTTGATTGCCTTCTTCTAAGTATTCTGCCTCTTCTGTTACCATTTCTAACGTCATTTCTGCTACTTTTTCAGAAATTTGTTGTTCCATGCCCTCTTGTATCTGTATTTGTACCTCTGGAGGCAGTTGACCGTTATACTGCATGGCTGTTTGTTCTATTGCTTGTGCATTTTCCTCTTCTACTTCTTCTCTAGCTTGTAATCCTACGTGTTCCATAATGTGTGCTTGTAAAATAGCCATTGTTGGTGGATTATTTTTTACTAAATTTGATGTCATAAACGCTCTATGAGCCTCAATATGAGCCATATGGTTTTGATTTCTAAAAGCAGTTAGAGGTTGATTCATAAGAGACGAAGAATTTTCAACAGCAGGATCAGCTGGTTGTGGTCCTGAAGGTGCGGGCAGAATAGAATCAATATCTTTTACACCTAACGCTTGATACATTCTTCTATAAGCCTCATACATGTTGTGAGCACCAGGATCAGCTTGAGCTAATTGTAATTGTGTTTGTGCCAACGTAACTCGTTGAGACATAGAAAATATATTAGGATCTGAAACAGGAATAATATCGATATCACCACTAAAATCTTGAGCTTTTAAACTTTCAGTTCCATCTTCTCCAACATCATAAGGATAGAAAGGAGGTAAAGACTCAGCAAATATTGTGGCTAATAATTTAAATTCTTGTTTTTGTGCATAGTGTAATCTTTTATGAATGGCTGACATGACTCTTGCACCACGTTCCATAAGAGCCATAGTGGTTCCAACAGGAGCGTTCGCTGCAACGCTGTCGCCTATTTTTTGATCAGCGACAGAAGCAAATCTTGTTCCAGCATCAACACAAAAACCTAATAATTGAAACAAAGTTCCACTTGGTTCTTTATAAGGAAGAGGAACTAGTCCTTCTCTTAAACTTCCACCAGGAGCGTCTACATCTCTAAACTCTCCAGGTTGTAAAGGATTATCATCATCTTTTATTCTTAATCCTCTTGCTTTAAATCCTGCAGGTAAGTTTGATAATGTTCCCGCATCTAATAACTGTCTTAAAGCTGCGGTAGCAGTTCTAGATAAACCACCAAGCATGTGAATAAGACCAAAGCCATAAAAACTAAAACCAGGTAAAAATTTGTAATGAACGAAATAAGAAATCTTTTTTGTTGTAGGATCTTGTTCTTTATAATTTCTATAAATAGATAAAACTTTAGAAGAACCCTCATCTATTGTTACGATGTAAGGAACTTTAATTCCATCGTCAGCATCCACACCAGGAATATTAAGATCAACGTGCATTTCTAAAAGTTGAAAATCATCTTTTGTGTATGATGTTTTTTTGACTCCAGATATATCATTTTCTTTTTCTTGTAACTTTGTTTCATCATCATAAACTTGTAAATCTACATCTCTGTAAAAACCAGCGACCTGTAATTTACGAACTTCATTTTTAGATTTTCTAATAGTATGTGTTACTCTCTCACAACTAGATAAATCGGTCGCTAAGTAAGGAACATACAAATCATCAGAAGGAACAAATTTAGAAACAGCTCTGCCTAAACCTGCATCGTAATAAACTTTTTTAAACGCTGAACCAGACAAAGGAAGATAGAAAAGTAAAGAATCTAAATCAGGATCATACTCCTCCATCTCATGCATAATTTGATAGTTCATGTAATCTTTTACACGTTGTGCTTGAGATTCTTTTGCAGGATTTAAAGCTCCTATAATTTGTGTATTAACTGGTCCTCCTGCTGGTAATAATTCTTTATACGCTTGTGCTTGAAATTGTGTAATAGCCTCTGACAACATAGGATGAGTAACAGAACTTGCACCTGCAAAAGGCATTGTTCTTTCTTGATATTTAAATCCTAATAAATCTAAACCTTTCTTATAGGTTTCTTCCCATTCTTGTCTAGATGATTTATCATCCTCATAACATTGACGAAGTTCACTAGATATATTTCCTAACTCGTCATCATCTAGAACTTCAGCTAGATTCATGTCAAAGCTTGTAGTTATTATTTTTTCTTGTTCGCCAACAACCGCTGAACCGTCCTCTAACATTTCTACCTCAGGTTGTAATCCCTCTTCAACCTGCATGTTTACCATTTGTCCAACAGCCTCTTCTTGAGCGGGTGTAAAGCCTACTGATGGTTCTGGTTGTATTTTTTTATCTACTGCCACTATGCTGCCTCAAATATATTAATATTTTCTGGAGTATACATAAATCCTCCAGATTTCCTATGAGTTTTATGAGGTAACAACATTTCAGGAGTTAATTTAATGGCAAAAGCATCTTGGTAAGCGTCTTTACCTTCTCCATCTTTTACTTTAACTTTAATAATTTTAAACTCAGAATTATTATCGTTTGCAGCTTTCTTTAATATTTTTTCAAGAGTGGATGTGTAATGTTTACCTTTAGGATCTACAGACTCAGGTCCACCGTAAAACTCCTCCATTCCTATTCCTTTTAATTTTGTCCCTTGAGCTGCGGCAGCATCTCTTTCTGCTTTAGTCATAGCAGTGCTTCCCTGTTGACCATATCTAGTAGTTACATATTTACTTGGTGAAATAGCATACCAAGTAGCAGCACCATCTACTTCATCCACAAATAATCTTTTTGCTGCTATAGCTAAATCATTTTTAACTAATGCTGAGCCCCACTCTGTTCTGTTTTTAAAAGGAACATTTGGATATAAATATTCCATTGCTCTTGTGCTTAATGTTGTTTGTAATTCTGCTAACATTTTAGACTCTTCTTCGGCAGCTTTAAAAGCTTTCTTTTTTAGTTCCTCTGAAGGTCTTATTCCTGCGTTAGCTAATTCTTCAAATACTTCTTTATTTTTTGCAAACTTATCTAAAAATGTTTGCATTTCTGCCGCTGATTGAAACATCGGTCTAAATACCGTTTTGTTTGCAATAAAGTATTCTACGACCTCAGGATTTAAATTCTGATACTCATATCGTCCTGTGATAGTATTTCTTCTAGTGGTAGCATTTGCATCAATCAAGTCACCTAATTCTTTTGTTAATTTTTCTTCAAACTTTTTTGCTTGTTGTAAAATATCAGATTGTATTTCATCTGCAAAAGTGACTGTAAATTTATTACCATCTACTGCTTGTTGATGAATATTTAATTTTTGAGTATCGTTTGCTAATTTTTCATCAAAAGCTTTTATTTGATTATAAAGGGCAGCATCCATTTGCTCAATCTCTGGCCCTAGTCTATTGTAAATAGCTGTAAGATCTTTACTAGGTAAAGCCTCTAAAGGCGTATCTAGTTCAGTTTCTATGAATTGTTTTACCTCATTACTTCTATCAGCTAAGTTATTTATAGCGGACATTTTTAATTGATCTGTTTGTTCTCCTACTGTTTGTATGTTTTTTGTAAGAGTTTCTACTTCTTTTTTGCCGAGCTTACCAATTCCTGATGTGGCAGCACTAGGATCATACGCAAGACGATCTGTAGATCTTGTCCAACCTAAAACATAATCCTCTTCAAAAGAGTGAGCAGGATCGCCCTCTCTAATTTTACCAGGATCTAATGGAATATTTTCAGGCTCTAAATATAAAACATTTTCTCTATAAGAGCCGCCAATTGATCCAGGTTCATAATATTGACCTGCATATCTAGGTGCCTTTGATCCACCATAAGCTTCATTACCATAAGTAATTGTTTTAATTTTACGAATAGGAGCTTCTCTTATTATTTCTAATAAATCATTTTTGTTAATCTTGACTCCACTTTTTGCTGATGTTTCTAAAAAACCCTCTAAGGCATAATCCCCTACCTCTGCTTTTGAAATACCTTTGGAATTTAAAAAATCATAAAGAGCCTTTGGTGTATCAAAAACATCAGGTGTGTTTGGATCCATCAACCTTGCTTCTATGCCAGAATAAAAAACATCCTCTGACGCTTCAGGAGAATCTATAATGGTTTTTTCTTTTTTCTTTGTTACAGCTGTCGTGCCAGTGATTGTATCGTCTATGACATCTTCGATACTGTCACCACTCTCAAACAATTCTTCTTTTGGTTTAATTTTCTTTTTTATCGACTCAAGAAGATTATTCTCACCTTTTGTAAATGTCTGTGTTAAAACTTTTGCTTTATCTATGTTCGCCACAGCCCATGCTGGAACTTTACCAAGTAACGCTACTTTAGTCCCTTCTATCTTGTCTAAAAAATCACCCGATTGATTTAGTGTTCCTTCTAAAGGGGTGTCTAAATCAAATATATTTAAATCTTGTATACTTTCATATCCTGGTTGATTTAAATATTCTTCTAGGTTGATGTAAGGATCTTCTTGTGTAATTGGATTGCTGTAAGGTCCACCATATTCACTTGGAGTGTAATCAATGGTTCCTGGACCACCGCCCTTGGACATCTCTTTTGGTCTATCCACTACTTTATCTAATACAAAAGCAGAGGGAACTAGTCCCGCAACATTTCTAATAAGCTTTTTAAAAGTTTTTTTGCTTGGAATGACATCTTTTAACGCTTGTTTAAGTCCTTTATTATTTAAAGTGTCCATAAACTGACCTACGTTAT